TGCGTGGCTATTTTGGAAATTTGGGATTGGAAAAAATAATGTAATACCTTTTTAGCAAATTAAAAACACTATGACTGAAAAAGACTTAGAAACAATATGCCAGCACTACGGCATAAGGAAGCAAATAAAGAAACTCTCGGAGGAGGTCTTTGAACTCCAAGAGGCAGTGATAGATGCAGACCAAGAGTGGCATTTTAGCACGGACAACCCATTGGTTGAAATTGAGAAGCCGTTCATCCAACACATAGCGAAAAATCAAGGACACATTGCCGAGGAACTCGCTGATGTGATGGTATTGTGGGAGCAAATAAGACTACATTACGGAGTGACAATTCAAGTCGTACAAGGCATTATGAGAGAGAAAGTAGAAAGACAACTTAAACGAATAGAAAATGAAAAAGGAAGATAGAGAATTAGTATTAAAAGACCTCTGCATGAGGTTGCCGTATAAAGTGAAAGTGTACGGCAATTACAAGTATAACAATGGCGATAGGATTGTTGATGATAAAAAGATTGAGGTGCTTGACTTGTCTATACTTGATTGGTTTGTAAATGGAATAGACATCAAACCCTACCTTCGTCCAGTATCAAGTATGACCGAGGAAGAGAAGGAAGATTTGCTCAATTATGTCGTGGGCAAAGATGGGGCAATAAACTTTGAAGTGTGCAAAGATGGTTACATAAGAGGAATAGGAATGGCGTGGGTAAATTTCCAACCGAACACAACATCACGATACATTGGTTGGCTTCTTAAAAACCATTTTGACATTTGTGATTTAATCCCAAAAGGACTTGCGCTTGAAGCATCAAAGGATATGTATAACGAAATTAAGGAGGAAAAGAAATGAATGAATTATATTGGATAACACGTTTTGACGGAATTTTAGCGGTAATAATAATACCTATGGTAATACTTTTGATTGTGGGATGTGTATTATTTTTCGCATCTTATGATATTTACGATAAAGACAAGCAAAAAAGTCTTCGTAAATGTGGCGCAATATGCGGAAGCATAGGAATATTCTTGCTGATATTGCAAGCCTTTGTGCCTACTACTAATCAAGCATTAATCATCTATGGAGTGGGCGGAACGATAGACTACATTAAGAGTAGCGACAAGGCGAAGCAACTGCCCGATAAGGCGATTATCGCTTTGGACAAGTATCTTGAAAGTATTAATAAAGAAACGGAAAAGAAATGACCTACAAAGACTTAGAGCAATTAGCGAGTCAGTATTACAACACAAGAGAAAGGTTGTTTTCGCTGATTAACCGACACATCAACTTGCACAACATACGAACGCACGACAAGTTCGTTGACTTCTCAATCGGATTTGACTTCAAAGGTAACACGTTTGTCCGTGCATACTTTGAGTTTGGCGATAGTGGCGAGAGGGATTGCAATGACGAAGTAATCAACTTAAAAGATATAGAATTATGAACTACGAAGAGAAATATAAAGAGGCTCTTGAAAGAGCCAAGAAGATGCTTGCATCAAAAAGAAGCGTTATTGTTGAAAAACAAGCATTGGAAACCATTTTTCCAGAACTCGCAGAGAGTGAGGATGAGAGGATGAGGAAAGAACTATTGGACTACTTACATACAAGACAGATTATAGAGGGTTTAACGGACACCAAAGTTAAAATGGATTGGGTTATTTGGCTTGAAAAACAAGGCGAGAAATCGCAAGGCAAATCAATAACGAAAGTATGGAAAGATATGCGTTTAGAAGTGTTTGCACAAGCAAGTGGCAATAGACACGAACCAAATTACTCCTACAACAATACTAAGATGTTTTCGCTCAACGACATTGACGAAATAATTGAAAAGATAAGCGAGCAAAATCTTGCTAATTCTGCAAAAACTTGCAAAGATGAACCAAAGTTTAAAGTTGGAGATTGGGTGATAGACAAACAAGGCATTGTACATAAAATTGCCAATGTTACAAAGATTGTTGCATCCAACATATATGGCTATGTTATTGTTGGTGGTGGCTATTTTAATGATAATACAGAAGGTGTAAGACTTTGGACTATTCAAGATGCCAAAGATGGTGAGGTTCTTTCAACTACCTGCGATAACATGAATGAAATGGTATTTATTTATCAAGGAATAGAGTTTGATACAATTCATTGCTATTTTCTTTATTCCAAAACAAATGATGAATGTAAAACATTTAATTCCGTTTGCTCTATAAAGTCAGATGTTCATCCTGCAACTATAGAACAGAGAGTTAGTTTATTTCAAAAAATGAAGGATGCAGGTTATGAATGGAATGCTGAAAAGAAAGAACTGGTTGTGAAGTGAATTGCACAACCAAAAAAAGAGCAAAAAAATAAAGAATTATAAACCAATTAAACCGAAAGAATTATGTTACACGCAGAATTTTTAAACCAAATCAACGAAATTTTATCAGACGAAAGCCTTATGTCCAACGTAAATAAGGCGGACGAGTTCGGTGTTGACAATAAACAAGCACTTCTTGGTGTCGGACTTGCGAAAGGAATAGTGTTTTCCGCAAAACTTCTGAAAGAAAAGGGGTTTATCATTGCGGCTGATGCACTCGCAAGAGAAATGGAGGAACATAGAAGCGACTTGTACGACTTGAAGAAGGAGAATGACGGAGAGGTCGTTTACTCAAAGAGCAATATCAAGGACTTTATCGGGAACGAACAAAAGCAAAAACAAGAGAAAAACCCACGAATAGGCGATTTGCTCAATGCGTTCTTGGATATGGAAAAGGAGAACGAAACCACGGAGGACAAAGAACACGATAGTGCCGTTGTTTTGGCGAAAGCAATCTTGTTCGGAATAACAACAAGCATTTCGGTAATGGATGTTCTCAAAGAGAAAAAAGGCTACAACATTTTAACCGAGTTTATTGAGGAGTTGGTAAGGGATGACGAAGAGTGAATTGAAAAATGACCTATTGGAGTTTCTTACCGAGTGCCAATTAAAAAAGCGACAATTAAAAAAGCACCCCGAGTACACAAAAAGGGTTGAACTGACGGAGAAGTTTGATATTAACGACAAACTCGTCAAGGATGCCTTGAATAGTCTTTACCACGAGGGGAAAATCTCGGCACATAAGACATTGAATGACATTTCAATAGGTGTTGTAGGTTTGTAAACATTGTATAAACCAAAATAAATAACTATATTTGTATAACTTAAAAAACCAAAAGAATATGTTTAAAGCGATTATCTGCGGAAGAGTTGGTCTTGCAGAGCCAACAAAAGACGGAAAGTCAATCAGATGCTCTATTGCGATTGACAAGAAAGAAAACGAAACTCAGTGGGTTTCTGCGTTTATTCCCAAGACACTCAAAAGTGCGACATACATCAACAAGGGCGCACTTGTGAGCATAACGGGAGATTTAGGCTTAGGTGTGTACAAGGACAAGCCAAATGCTTGCGTTTACGCAGATAGTGTGGTAATCCTTATGTTCGGAAAGAAATCGGAGAATACTGCCGAAAATGCCACCGAGCAAAAAAATGACGATGCTCCATTCTAAAAAGCGACATTATGTTTGAGGAAGTATATAGCAACGGCATTGGAATTATGAAAAGCATAACCAATGTGACCGAGGACGAAATCAGAAACTCACGCAAGAACACCCCTTCGTTTGTGAGGGGTATTCTTATGTGGGATATGAGAGAGAACCAAGGAATACCTTTGTGCGAAGTGTGCAAGGCTACCAATAGAAGCCATACGACTTGCATCAAACTGATAAACAACGTGAAGGTCGTTATAAGACGAAAGAAACCGCTTGCGATGTACGGGTTAGTGAACAAGTTCCTATTCCACAAGTACAAAGGAGCGAAGATTTAAATAGGGGAGGTGAAAAACCTCCCTTTTTTGTCTATAAGGGTGTTGTGTGCCGACACCAAGCCGAACGTAAGATTAAGCCTTATTTGGTCGGAACTCAAAAGGTCTTGCGAGTACCTACGGCTTATCACTTCCCCGAGATACTCCTCTTGTTGTGCGGTTTCGGAGAACCACTTGAATAACAATTCAGTCTTGCCGAATATTACCCCCGAATTGACCTTGAATTTCGGCTCTACGGACATTCCGTCTTGGAATTGACAAACTATATCATACGACATAAGTTCTTTTGGGAAATCGCTTAAAACGAATGTGTCCGAGTTGTCAACAAGGAGTGCGAACTTGGTGTTGCATTGTTCAAGACATTGGCGGTACAATTCAATTTTATCCTTGTTCTCCCAAGTTTTCTTGTCCGAAACAACGCATTTGTATTGCTCTTTTGAAAAAAACTCGCCAATTCTATCGCTTTTTTCACAAGAAATGGCTGAAAAAACACTCAAATCATCGCAAAAAGTCATCTTCTTTGACGAAAAATCGCCAAGAAAGTCCTTGTTTTTGCGACCAAAGCAGTGTATTATGAATGGATTATTCACGGATATAATCTTTTACAACAACAATAAAATCGTCCAACGAGCGGACTAACGAGTATTTGTAGTTATGTTTCTCGCACCACAACTCAAACTCCTTCTGCTCCTTGCTTTGTCTTCCTATCGGTGTCTTGATTTCCACGAACAAACCGCAATAGCCGTTCATCGGGAGCGGAATGAAAAGGTCGGGAAAGCCTTTCCACACTCCCATTGCCTTTCTCTTTGCGCCCTCTCGTGGCGAACGGCACTCATTCGGAGAGTGATGTATCACGATTTTAGGGTATTGCAACTTGAACCAAGTCACGCAAGAGATGTTTATCTTGTCCTCATCGTACCTTGCCATTTCTCTCCTCCGCATCTTCTTGCCTTATTCGCTCTTGGCAAACGTGGATTATCTTTTGGTAGTCCATTTTTCTTGACTCTCCCTTTTTCTTTCTAAGGACACGTTTCACGATGTCGGCATCCCAAGGGTTCAAATCCCAATCAATCCAAATGCTCCAAGGCTGAATAACGTGTTGCGAGTAATCGGAAGCACCGACATTATGACTACGCAAATCGGTGTCAAGAAGTCCGAGCAAATCCAATCTCTCGTACAATTCCTTGCTTATTTCTCTTTTCTCCATAGTGCTTATTTTACAAGTGATATTCCCACTCCGCCAACCACAAGACCACCGACAATTCCAACCCATAGTTTATTCCTATCCCACCAAGTCTTTTCTCCGAGCCTTGTGATTGTCGCAGTCTGGTACTTTATTATGTCCGTGTATTCCACCATTGCGATTGAGTCGTTCCTTATCTGCTCTCCTTGTAAAGCGACAACCCTCTTGCAAGAACTCAACCCTTGCTCCAAGGTGTCTATAATCTCGTTGTTGACCTCGTTAAGAGAGTCGGCAACGTAGATAAACAACGTATCGGTGCTTTCGTCACGGAGTGTCTTGTAACGCACAACAATGTCGTTTTTCTTTGATTTAAGGCTATCAACCTCTCTTTCCTTGCAACTTACTTGTCGTTTCAACTCGTCCGCCTTTGATTGCAAGATTTTGTTCTCTAAGGCGAGAGAGTCAGCCTTACGTGTGTCAACATACTCGGTAGGGTGTGTCAAGACCATAATAAGGTAGCCTACCAATGCGATTACTACCATAGCGGTAGCGGTTAGTTTTGGTATTGTTATTTTCATAGTCAATAAAAAAAACGATGACCAGCGGAGGACACCCCCACCAGCCACCGCAAAATGAATAAGAAATGTGTAGAAAAGGAGTACAAATATACATACTCCTTTTAGATTTTTCAATAAAAAGCGATAAAAAAAAGAGCGATGCCACAGAAACACCGCTCAAAAACAAACGCAAAAAACTTTGTATAGAATTATGACTTTGCAAATATAGTCAATTATTTGGTGGCATTGTCATTATTTTCGTCATTTTTTAACTCGTCAAGCGAAATATCAAGGTGTCGTTCCGCCTTGTCTATCATTACTCGTTGCAAAATCCTCGCCCATAGTGCGCCTTCATTGCAACTTGAAACATTTTCAAGTATGCTCCAAATCTGCCAAAAGCATATCACACCAGCGACAACTTGAATTAAATGCAAGTTCGCTCCCTCAAAAATGAGCATTTGTGTGAAATATGCCACAAGCAAAGCGGTGGGAATGACGATTGACATCTTGATAACCGCCCAACCGAACTTGTCGGAACGGAATTTCCCCGTTGTGGCGTAGCCACGTTTCTTCATTCTTCTCGCCAACTGCCAAGCCGTAGTGCAATCTATAATCACTAACGCAAAGCAGAAGATAGCGAGCGGTGCGATGCTGAAAAAAGCATTGCTTATGACCGCAAAGATAAAACTCCCGATATACTTATAAGAAAAAGCCACATCATTCATATTAAACCGATTTTATACCTACACTTACAAAGGTAGATAAAAAAGCGGTCATTTCAAGCCAAAATATCCGTGCGTAAACCAACGATTTTGTAAGTATCGCTATTCCTAAGCACATAAGAAGAGAGCCGATTATCGGAACGTAACTCCCCGATGCTATCTGCCAAGATATTGAAGCCACTGCGCAAATCAAAGCGAAAGCGGTGTGCCACCCCTTGTCAACGGACATAAATGACGGGGCAGAGCCGACAAGAATAAGACCTCCGCAAGCAAGAAACACAAGTGCCGTAAGGTTTTCCGACACGGAGAACCATAGGGGGGCAATCAAAAAAGCGGTTGCCCACAAGCAAAAAGTGAACAAGTAACCTCTCGGTTTCTCGCCAAGCAAGTAATATGTGTTGCTAAGACTGCTCGGAACTCCATACATTGCCGACATAGCGATAGTGTATGCCAAGAATAAAAACACACCAATTAAAAAAGCGATTTCCATAATGAATATATTTTAAACCAAAACTATGGCGATGACCAAAGCCACCGCCAAAATAATGAACACTATTCCGTCTTTTTCAGTTCCTTTCATTCCTTGAAATATAAGTCAGCCTCTCTAATTCGTCTTATCGTCAAGCCTTTCAGTTCTTTTTTGTTGGACTTATTCCACTTTTTGAACTCATTGTAGATTGACTTGTCATTTGGATTAGCGAGTGCTTTTTTCAATAGAGTACTCTTTCGGAAATTGGTAGTTCCCACATTAAAGACAAAAGAGCATAACGCATCAAACTGATTTTGCGTAAGTGTCACTTTTGCTTTGTAGAATATGTCGCTTATAGGGTACTCGGCAATATCGTACAAATCTTTGGCAAACAACTCTTCCGCACATTGTCTATTTATTACCATACTTGGTGTCACACCCTTGGTATGTCCGTATCCGATAGTCCATACTCCTGCTGGGCATTTGTAGGCTTTCAACCTTAGTGCCTCGTAACTCTTTATCAGAGCCTTTGCGTTATCACTTGCTCTCATTGTTTTTGATTTAATAGGTTAGTAATTATATCTCAAAGTGCAATTTCTCGGGATAACCCTCGGTGTAATTGTAGTTGACCAACTCCTCGCAAGTAGTCAGTGCGCTTACGGCTTCCTTGTGTTCAAAGGTCTTGGTAAAACACTTTATCGCATAGACCTCAATGTCAGCCAACATTGATAGCAATTTCGTTGGCGCTACGGGAATAACACCGACACCCTCCACGCACAAAGGGTAATCGCCAAGTCCTTTGTCTAAGTAGGTTTGAACCGCACCCCTTAGTTTAGGTCTTTCTGTATCTCCGTCAAGCCACATTCCAATGCCGTTTATCACGAACTCGTTGACCGCACTACTTGTGTCAAAACTCTCAATCTCGTGAAGCACATATTGTCTTGTGGCTTCCAAATCCTCAGTCCACGAGATTGTTATCGTGGTGTCGCTCTCAATGTAGCGTTTTGCGTATGCAATATCGCCTTGTGGATACGGCTCACGCAATATCTCTTTATAGCCGTATCGCAAATAAACACTCGCATCATTGGAGATAATTTGTTTATCTCCGTCAACGATGACACTTGGCGCAAGAACCAATTTGCCGTTTTCTAATTTTCCAAATATTGTGTTCATAACTAATGAATTTTATTTACGCATATAAAAAATTCTTTCCGTTCGGGTCGCACCAAAAATCATCAAGCCTCTCGCAATATAAGCCAGCAATGCCATCAGAGGTTCTAACGTATGGTAAATAGTGATAGTACACGTTATTGATAGTTGGAGAAAAATGATAGATACGTTGCGGTGCGGTTCTTATCTCGCCATAGTTATTAAAACCACCAATACATAACGCATTGGTCATATTAAAGGTAACATCATTGAATGTTCTTGTTGTTGTCACTCCGCTTGATAGCCTTGTCAACCCCCAAACATTCCTTGTGCAAACAATCCTAAACAACTCATCGCTAATTGGTGCGATACCAAAACTACTTGACTGAGTGTCAAATCGCCCAACAACATACTTCGTATTTGATTGTAAATGCAACGAGTAGTATTTATTGCCCGTGTAATCTCTACTTCCGAAAAAGTAATAGTTGGAACTTACTGCGCTTGGCACTGACAACGAAAATCCAAAATCAAGTTCAGTCAGCGAAGATGGCAAAATCCCCGTGTTTATATACTGCCCACGAGAGTCGCTTTCTATGTAGTTTACTCTAACGTATGGCTCGGTGGGTGTCGCACCCCCTAACATTGAGTTGAATATATTGTCCACTAACCTCATACTAAATCAAATTTTGAGTACACCGCATACCCATTCCTAATCGCCACTTCCCAATGTTCGTTATTACCGAACTCGGGTTGGCTCTGGAACGTGATGCCGATTGTTGTTATTGTGATAGAACCGCTTGATGCCGTATCAAAGGACACAACGGAAGTTCCGCTCTCTTGCGCCTCTAACGACAAGGTGGAAATAGGCTCGCTTGCCGTGTAAATTGTGTTGTCCGCCAAAGTAATAGAAGTATTGTCGGCAAAACTCATTTTGTCGGCAACGTCCTCTTTGTTTGTGTCCAAAGCCGTAAGTGCAGATTGAACGGCAGTTACAAGGGCATCAATATCGGTCTTGGAATAGACATCCGCCACATTCGCCTTGCCGTTAAGCAACACGTTGACTTGTTCTCTCGTATATACCTCTGACTTATTCGCCTTTGCTGAGTTGATAATAGCCACAATGCCATCTATGTTGGCTTTACTATATGTAAAGTTCCATACTCCGCCACTTGTAATCAGACGGGTACTGCCTTGTGTCGGTGTCGCATCTTTCAAGATATTGGCATTTACCACTTGACTGATGTTCGCCTTCTTCAACTCTCCCCCGTTATTCCAAATGATAACAAGGGCGGTCGGGAATTTCGTTGCATCGCTCTCTTGCGCAAGGTCTTTCGGTGCTATTGTGTTTGCCATAATCAGTTTTGTTTAAGTTTAACATAAGAATTGCTTGTGAGAAGTTTGTCCTCGGCATTGTTGGTAAGGTAAACAATAGGCAGACTTCCGACACCCCATTCGTCATATTCCATAGAAATCTTAGCAGAAAAACGGAAAAATGGATAAGAATCGCCAATTTCCTCCCTATTTATACTTTGTTCTTCCGCCAAACTTACCATAATTTCACCCAAACATACACTTGAACACAACAAAGCATTGCGGAATTTTCTGCCAAAACCCGTAGGAACACCCCAATTATCGCCCATTAAAAGAGTGTATTTGTCCTTTTTGAACCCACTCAGCAACTGAGAATACCCAAGTTGGCTTGTGAAAATCTCCGATGCTCCGCCAAAATCGGTTTCTCTTGTGTTCAAAGAACCCTTGAAGCGGAACGAATACAAAATGCTATTCTTGCCTTTGTAAGTCCAAACTTGACCATTCTCGTAAGTGGTAGCACCGCCAACCTTGACATCCTCGGTTACAAATATAGTGTCGTAGATATTCCTATTATTGGTGTAAGTGAGCAAGAGAGTGTCATTCAAACACTCGCTACCCACTGCGCACACCTTGAACACCTCCGACTCTATGATGCTCGTTTCGGACTCAATGCTAAGGCTGAAATCCCCCTCTCCGCCAAGTGCCATAACCGCTTTCCCTATATCCGCAACAACAAAGTTCTCATCGGTATGCACAAACTCGTTGTATGTGGTGTCAGTGCCACTCCAAGTGATATTGCCCGTCTGAACACCATCGTTGTACTTGTATAGAGTGAACGCAACCTCTCTGACACTCTCGTTATTGGACAAGTCCATTGCAACGCAGACTTTTATCTTGTCCGTGTTGCAAAAGACTTGCCGAATACCATAAGACATATCAAACTTGTATGACTCATCGTTGAATATTATTGAAGAAAATTCGCTAATTCTCATAATATGAAGTCGGTTGAATAAGTTCTCTATATAATTCTCTTGTTTCTTGCATATCGGAATAAGTTCCCTTTCTTCTCGGATAAGCAAGCATTAAAGTTATCTCTCCCTCTTTGTAGTTGTACGGGTTGAACTCGTATTGCTTTATAAAGCCGTATCTGACACAATTATCGTCATCTATGAACCTTATAAGGGCATTTGGTTGCTCCAACAAGCGCAACGAATACTCATTGCTTCCGTTCCAATTTATCGTACACCAATCAAAGCCGAGCCTTGCCCAAATCATTCGTATAGTGCCTATTTTCACTTTCGCCAACCCAAGTGTGAACAAAGGAGGTGTGTAATCGGGCATATCCTTGACATTCGGAGTATCAACTCCCCCAAAGATAATTTGATTATCTCCGATTTCCAAATCAACATCATCGGTAACACTCCTATTGTCGGTTATAAGACCATACAACTCACTCGTAGGCTCGCATCTGAAACGGACGAAACTGCCCGACTGAGAGGCTGGCTTGAAATTGGCACTCTTGCTGAATACAAGTTTGTTGGTAAACACCAAACCGAGCCTTCTATTCATATACATCATCAACGCATAAGGTGTTCTCATTGCGTTGTAGTATGTGACATCGGCTTCATAACCATCTTGGACAATGTGCGCATCCACTCTCACGTCATCCCAAATGGACATATTTCCGCTAAGTGTCGCACCATTCAATGTGTACTCAAAATGCTCTCCAATCTTGCAGTCCACGCAGAAAGTCTTGTCACTTGTCTTGTCGTAGTCCTCCGAGTAAGAACGAATGAGCCAATACATCATTCCGTAGAAGTCCATTCGTATCTTGGTTGTCATTTCCAACGATTTATCTTGGTCTGCGTTGTAACCCGTAGTGTAGTTGAATGTTGAGTTAGGGTCGTTCGTTCCAGCCAAGTTCTCGTAGTCCTCCTTATCGTAGCCTACAACAACCTTGGTGTAGCACATTTGAGCATTGGTTGATAACTCCAACTCGCCACGTTCGTGCAACTCCGCTCTCGGTGTAGCATCGCCAATGTAAACATCTCCGACATTGTTCGCCAAGTGGTCGTAACCAATGGTAGTTCCCTCTTGGATAGGTATCAAGCCGTTGAATTTCGCTCCATTGGTTCGTATCTCACTATCGTTCTTGTTGGTAATCTCATCCCAATCGTCCGTAATAGAAGCAGCATTATTAGGGTTCGGTCTTCCGCTCACAAACCTATTGTCGTAGAAATACTCTCTCGGAGCAATAGTCAAGACATCATCGCCCGTGTCAACATCGGTGTCAATGCTATACTCGTAACCGCCAACCTTAAACCAAGCGAGCAACTCCTTCATATTAACGTGAAGCATAGGGTCGCTCTTTCCGTTAAGGCTCTCAACGGGCAACAACATAGGAATAATGCCGAGATTGTCTTGTCTGCGTTGCTCCTTTACTCTATGGTATGACGAATACATAACCTCCTCGCCAAGAAATCCGTACATAGTTGAGAAAACACCATACATACCACTCTCAACATCTCCGTTCTTCTCAATGCCGAGTTCCTCCGCACTATGCCATACAAGTCTATTCATAGAGATGTCAAACTCCCCGAAAGCATAACCCTCGTAGCCGTGTTCCCTATTGTGGAAATACACGTTTGCGTTGTACAATGGGTCAACATCGGTGAAAACTCCATTTTTCATTACCGAAAAATAACCCTCTCCCGTGTGGCTATCCTCTAAAATCCAATACAAACCATCTTGTGTTGCGAGAGATTTGTCGGTAATTTGACTAAATTCCGAGATAACAACATCACTAAGTGAGTTAATATACTTCAATTTGAAGTTGGAATTGAAGGCATAACTCCACCTTTGGAGTATTTTATTGACCGCTTCGTATGGAAAACAACCAAAAACAACGGCAAATTTCTTTCCGTTTACTATCGTTGTTGTCCTATTTTCGTCCAATAATGGCTCGTGACTTGAAGAAAGGAATGTTTTCATTTCCGCAAGTTGACCGCCCGATGGACTTTTCTCAAAGTAAAAGTACGATGAATAACTCTCGTGTTCAACAAAGTTCGGTCTGTCAAGTTGACAACAAAAACAAACCTCTTCATCGGGAGCGAGCGTCACGACTATCGTTTCCTCGGTGCAAGTGTAACGGGAATACAAATACTTGTCGGTCTTTCTCTGAATGTCCTTGGTTAAGTTCTTGATTATCTCATAAGGAGAAGAGTATGCGCTCGCACTGCCTAAGTAAACCATTGAACTTCCGTTCCACTCGTAAGCACTATCTTCCTCGGTGTCCGCCCAACGTGATGGCACTCCCATTGTGTAGTTCGCCCAACCTTGTGTCGTGAATATGTACATTTGGTTGTACGTTGTGTCAAAGTGGAAGTTGCCCGTTTCTGCCGTGACAAAAGTTCCCAACCAAGTGCCATCTTCAAGATACTCGTATATCTTGCTCTCAAACCTATTGAAATAGGTATCGCCAACAACGGGGTTTTGCGGTCTTACACTCTGCATCCATATTCTTACGGGTGTCAGCGATGGCTGAGGTGTTGCAGTAGGTGTTCCGCCCTTATGCAAACCCTTGGCAAAGTAAACCTTTGGATTGAAGTTGGTTTCTCCACGTTCTCTTCGGTAGTTCAAGTGACACACGAAACTTGGTATCTTGATAGTGATAGTCTGCGAGTATGTCATTGTGTTCCTAAGCAAGAAATCACTTATCGCTCTATTGCCCATCTTGCTCCAAACATCTTCTCCGCTCTGAGAGCCGAATGTCAAAGTGTTCTTCATTCCGTCCTCCAAACCCGTAATCTCGCCAAAGGAAATAGTAGGGAAATAGAACCTCTGACCACCCTCCATATCCGTTGTTGACATTATGCTCTGCCTTACACCCTCATTGGTTGCCGAGTTGAAGAAAGGGAACAAATGAGTTCCGTAAACGGGAATGTTGATAGTCTTGTCTATTCTCAACGGCTTTGGATTGAGTTCGTTCATATTCAAGTCGTAAACCTCATCGCCTTGCGACTTCAATACCGACTGCAAACTTGGGTTTGTTGCCTCAAAGGAAATGTAGTTGGCATCCTCGGTATAACTCTCCCAATTTATGTTTATACGGAATATGCGAATGAAATCGTCTTTTTTAGCCGACAAAAAGTCGTTTATAGACGAATACTGACTTAGGTCTATCTTCGTTGCACTGCCGTTCGTAGCAAAGCCTAAAACGAGTTTTATGTCGCTTATTATACGCATATAGTCGGGGTTGCCCAAGACCTCTTCCAATAACAAGACATTCACATCGTTTGATATTGGCAAAGAACCGAGCAAATCACGACCATCGGCATCCTCAACTACCTCTTCCGCATTAAAGACACTCTTGTCAACGACATCGGTATCGTCCTTGCTATAAAAGTCGTGTTCGTAGATGAAAGTTCTCTTGTTGTCACGATTAGGGTCAAATGTGCCTTTCTTCCACAATGCCAACTTGTTCCACTCAACGAACTTGTCGGTTGCGTTTATATAAGCAGTGTAGCCATCCCCGTCCTCGCAATAGACAATGGTGTTGGGAGCGATAATGCTCTCGTCATCACCGCCTATTCCCCACCACTCGGAAACATCATCGTGCCACATATAGGCATCTCCGTCAACGCATAGTGCTATATCGCCATCATTATCGCCTTGCTCGGGCATTGAACCCTCGTTGCCGACATAGAACACCTTGTACAAACTCCAATAGCCACGCATAAAGTTCGTGCGACCTTTGGAAATGAACCGCTCATAACCCTCTTTGAGAAACATAGTGTTCGGCTTCTTGCAGAAACGCAAAGAGTAGGCAACCTTTGTCATCGTGCCACTCGTGCCATCTCTCTCAATATTGATAGCACTATCCTCAAAGCCAGCAAAGTATTTCGTTAAATCAACAAGGAACTTGCCGTTAGGGAGTTCGGAAGGGTCAGTGCTTAAAAGACCCTCAAACTCCGCTCCGACAAATACCAAATCTCTCATTAGTTCCATAGATTGTTGTAATTATGTGTTCTTGACTTAGTGTTCCTTGCTATCACTCTCAAAGATACATTCGTTTGCTTCAACAACTCTAATTGTTGTCTATTCTCGCTTATGACCTTGACCTCGGAGTTACCCTTATCGGCAAGCAACATCATTGCCTTGTCAAAGTTAGGAAAAACTTTCGTTCCTCGCTCCAAATTAACCAATGTTCGTGTATTTGGTGTCTTATAAACACGACCTTGTGGTGTCAAAAGCATTTCGGAACGACCGCCATCACCGACATAAGCAAGACCGCCTTGGTGGAAATCCGTACCCTCGGCATACTCTGGCAGTGGCTGAGAAAGTATCGTTGCGGTCTGAATACCAGCATTTGCGGTAAGCATTGCGGTGTAAATGCCGAACAATACGGGAGCGGCTATACCGCCATCTCGCCAAGATGCCATAGCCGCATAAGCAATCGCTTGGGCAGTGGCAATCCATATCTTAGCAATAGCACTCGCTCTTTCCATCTTAGCCTCTCGCACCGCAATCTCGTGTTGCTTCTTGCGATACTGCTCATCTATGGCTTCTTTCTCTGCCGTTGCCTCTTTCTGCGACAAAACACCGCTCTGCAACTGCTCGTCAACGAACTTTGTTTGGTCTTCTTTCCACTCGTTCAAGTATCGTCTTTGATACTCCAACTCCGCTTTCATCATTTCGTCAACCATATCTACAAGGTTGCTGAAAGCCTCTACCAACTGCTCCTCAATGCCTTTCAAGAAATCGGTCTTGATTTGCTCCTCCAACTCCTCGCTCTTCTCATCGGTTGTGGCAACAACATCGTCCAACGATTTTGTGACACTCTCTTTCAAGTCCTTGAAGGCTCTCTGACCGCCCTCGGTGTTGATGTTGTCCATTGCCGAATTGAGCATCTCAACATTCTTCTTGATTTCATCATCGGTAAAGCCAGCCTTTGTCCACTCTGCCGTAAAGTCAGCAACCGCCTTGCCCTTGTCAATCTCTCCGCTCTCATTGCGGTACTTGACAAAAGCATTTTCCTCAGTGCCGAACATCTTGTTGATGCTATCTAAGGCATTTTTCGCATTTTTGTTCTTCTGCCTTGTTTCAATCAACTTGGACTGATTGGCTATGACCGAAGATATGTTGCTATCTCGTGAATAGCCAGCCACTCCCTTTGCAAGAGCCTCGCCAAAAGCCATTGAAACCGAGCCAGCGGAACGAATAGACTCCTTGTGATACTCTTTTTCCAACTGATTAAGTTCTTTCTGCTTCTCAACTCTCTCGTTAATCAAGTTGAAAGCCTTCATTTGGCTTGTGAAGTCATCTACATTCGCAAGTTTGTCGTACTCTTTCGTTATCTCGTCAATCTCCTTTCTCAAAGCACTCATTCTATCAACTCTCACTGACGAGTGTACGTTCTCCGCTTGCGAACCCATTCTCCAACGTGACGGAATACCGCCAAACAAAGAGATACCCTCGGAACTACCGCCAAGCATAGACTGCCTACGTTCACGACTTCTCTGATTTTTCTCAATCATTCGGTCTATTTCCTCGTAGTGCCTCTTGATTTCATCGGTTTCAGCCTTCAAATATGGCTTTATAGAGTCAATATACTCTTTGAGCATATCTTCTCTATGCTTTGCAATGGCATCGGCATACTTGTAAATAGCCTCGGTTGTCTGCAATTCCGCATTTCTCTCGGCAATTTCAAGAGCCTTTGCGTTAGTGTCTAACATTTTTTGATAGACTTCCTCCGCTTTTTCTATCTCTTTCTTGACAAAATCTTGGTCATAATCGTCTTTTCCCAAGTATTTTTCCTTGTATTTATCAATTCTTTGGCGCAAATTCTGCTCCTCTTGTGCTTGCCTTGCCTTTTGTATGCGCAAATCCTCCTTCGTTTTGAACAAAGACTTGGTAGTATCGTACATTTCTATCTCCTCTTTGTTCTTGTAGAACTCGGTAATGTACTTTATTCTCGCATCAAGGTCTTTTCTTTCGTTCTCGGCAACACTACGGGAAATGAAGAACTTCAATGAACGATTGAGTTTTTCAAGTTCATCCCTTCGTTTGTTGTAGTATTCCGCCTTAGTGAAATCCCCGTTGTCGCTCACATCAAGAGATGGTTGTCTATCGTGAGTGCCACGACCGCTACCCTTTTTTTCCTCCTCGTATTTGCCCATATCAACATCAATCTCGTAAGCATAGTCGGCTACCGCCTTGAACTTGTTTACGAATTTATCAAGCACCTCTTTCAATGAGTTGTCAATTCCGCTCTGCATCATAGGTCTGAGGAGTTCAGCCGCATAACTATATATGTCAGCCATATTCTTCTCAATGATTTTCTTTCCGTTTTTTGCAGAAAGAAATATATCCTTTCCCAATGCGCTGACACTGATTTGACCGCCAAAGTGTTCCTCTAACTTCTTCTTGAAATCCTTCTCAAAAGACAAGCCAGCCTTTTTGAAAACCTCGTTAATAGTCAAGCCTTGACTTGAAACCATTGTCGTTCTATACCTGTCTTGATTTGTAGCCATTGCCGTTCCAAGATTGTGGTCTCCGACCCAAGGAATCAAATCCCATTTAGTCCCACCCGTTCTCGCTCTCTCCATAAGACCCGTTTGCATTGACGATACCGACTCTATGACATCACCAGTATTGTTTCTGCCCGTCCACATTCTACCGAGCATTGTCTGGTCTTCAATCTCCTTGGCAATATCTTCCGCCAACTGCTTTCTGCCAGCCTCCAATACTGCCATAGCAACTTCGTGACGAATAGCATCACTATAAAACCTATTCATATTTGTACGCATCTTCTCGTATGCCTCTGCGGTGCTATTGGCAATACCTAAGGTACGACCAAAGGACTTATTATACTCCTCTAACGACTTCTTGCCATCGGCTAACCCGTTCTTAGCCATTCGGAGTTCGTGAGTGAGTTTGTTGTACTTCTCAATGTTCTTTGACAACTCGCTATTGCCCTTTCTAAGACCCTCTGCGACACTTTCAAGAACCTCGCCCATATCAAACATCTCGTTGCGGAGAAGTTTAATCAACTTAGGGAGCAACGTAAGAATAGTTGTCAATCCAACTGCGGCTACATTAAGCCAAAACATTGGGTTCTTGACCATATTCAAGATGACCTTGCCAAGAGAGCCAGCCTCCTTGCGAGCGGCTGCAAATCCGTCTATCAGAGTAGGCAAGTTGTTTGACAAAGACATCAGACCTATCTGAGCCGACTGCGTGAAGTTTGGCAACTCTCGCAAAACTTGTATCGTTTGGAAAGTTGTGTTGTAGTACATATTGGAAGTTCCCAAAGAACTTGCCATTGTAGTTTTCAGTCCTTCTAAGGCTCTTCGCTTTCTTTCTACTTGTCGTGCCTCTTCTTTCAGTTGGGCAGTTTGCTCGTCCGTTAGGTTTCTTTTATTTATAGTAACCGCTAAGGTTGCTTCTCGCTCCTTGTATTCCTTAATCTTACGTTCAAGAGCCTCTACTCTTATTCTCGCTTTCTCGTCAGCCACCAAAGCCTTGTTCATCTCCAACTCAATGAGCAACTCTTCGTTTTGAAGTGTCAAGTTTCCCTTCTCGGTTTGGCTTATCTGCGCCTTTGCTTGCGCAATCTTCTTTTGTGTCTGCAAAGTCAAGCGAGCGACCTCTAACTCGTCAGTAGCCGTAGTCGCTGGCGAATTATTCATTGGAGATGCTGGCATTTGAGC